CATTAGAACAAGGTGGAATCACTATTCACCCAAACGTAAAGTACAAGCAAGTTATCCAAAAGGTAGCTACTGACGGAATCGTTAAAGATGCTACTTGTGATTTCACAGCTACTTCTACAGTAACTCTTACTGAAAAAGTATTGAACCCTGAAGAATTCCAAGTGAACCTACAATTGTGTAAAAAAGATTTCCATTCTACATGGCAATCTATGGAGATGGGTTACGGAGCATTCGATGTAATGCCTAAATCTTTCTCTGATTACCTTATTGCTTATGTAGCAGAACAAGTTGCTGCAAACATGGAAACAACAATTTGGACGGGTGTTAATGCTACTGCTGGTCAGTTCGCTGGTATCTCTACTCAAATTGCTTTAGATGCTGAACTACCTTCTGCACAAGAAGTTGCTGGTACTACTGTAACTGCTGCTAACGTTATTACAGAACTTGGTAAAATCGTTGACGCACTTCCAGCTCGTTTGTATGGTAAAGATGATTTGAGAATTTATGTATCAAATAATATCTATCGTGCTTATGTACGTGCTTTGGGTGGTTTTGCTGCTTCAGGAGTAGGCGCTAATGGTTTCGACAACAAAGGAACAAACCAAATTATTGACGCCATGTACTTCGATGGTGTTCAAGTATTCTTGGCTAATGGTCTTGCTGCTAATACAGCTATCTGTGCTCAAGTTTCTAACCTTCACTTCGCTACAGGTCTTCTTTCTGACTTGAACCAAGTTAAAGTGTTGGACATGGCTGACCTTGACGGTTCAGAGAATGTACGTGTAGTAATGCGTTTCACAGCAGATGCGAAATACGGCTTTGCTTCAGATATCGTTACTTACGGAATCACTAACTCAGCTAACTAATCTTAACTGATAAACGAGGGTGGTGGAATATCTGCCACCCTTTTTTTAATAACTTTTAAAACGTAAAAAAATGTCTTGTGATATAGCAAATGGTGTAGCAGAACCATGTAAAAGTGCGGTTGGTGGGTTGGATGCAATCTATATTATCAACTACGGTGATTATGTAGCTACGGATATTACCTACAACGGAACAAACACGGATCAAATCGACGATATTAACGGAGTCGCTAACATCTACAAGTTTGAGTTGAAAGGTGCTAACTCTTTTGAGCAAACAATTACTTCAAGCCGTGACAACGGAACTACATTTGTAGAACAAACTTTGACGGTTAACCTTAAACAACAAAGCGCAGCCAAAACTAAATTGGTTAAATTGCTTTCTTATGGTAGACCACATATTATTGTTAGAACTCGTGCTAATCAATACTTCCTTGCTGGTTTAGAGCGTGGGTTGGATTTGACTACTGGAGTTATTTCTAACGGAACAGCAATGGGAGATATGAACGGGTACACTTTGACTTTTGTAGGTCAAGAGAATATCCCGGCTAACTTCCTTAATTGCTCAACTGAAGCTGGTTTAGTAACTGTTATGTCTTTAGCGACTATCGTTACTTCTTAAGTAGTGTTTAAAGTGGATAAAGAAGGGGTGTTTATAGCATCCCTTTTTTTATTTAGAAACAAAACTATATAGATATGTTTTCTAAATATTTAAATAATTTATCATTTTTATTTTTTAAATATTTTGCTTTAGTTAAATTTTGATGATTAGTAACAATTTGTAAATTATTTACATTGTTATTTAGTTTATTTTCATCAATATGATCTATAACTAACCTATGGTTATTAGGAATATGATTTAAAAAATGCATTGCTACTAATTGATGGATTCTATATTCTTTTCCAATAGAAACTATTTTATAACCATAAAAATTTATTCTTTGATTTACTTCAATTACAGAAAAACTTTTATTCTTCTTGTAATTAGCAAAAGAACATAGTTTATATATGTCACCATTTGAATTTATGTAATATTGATTATTAAATGATATTTCAATAAAACCAGAATCTAATAATTTTTTTCTATTATTATTAAATTCAATTGAATAATTTGATTTATATTTTTCAATATGATCATTATACCATTGTTCTCTAATTCCTAACGATTCATATTTTTTATATCTTATTAGGCGTTTTAATTCATATTTTTCAGATTTATTTCTTTCAGAAAGACACTTTTTACAAGAAGGTTGATATCCAGTTTTATGGTTTTTATTAATGTGATATTCTTCAATAGGTTTTAATTCTTTACAGTTTGCACAAGATTTTGTTTTCATATTTTATATTTTAAAACAAAAATACCAAAATCAATTATAATACAGAAATACATTCTTATAGTTAATATAGTATGATAATTCTGCAAGAAACGGCAAACCCTCAAACTATTAGTTTTATTCCAAGACAAGACGCATGGAATACAATTACTATTACTGACGAGCAAAAGGGAACGACTGCAACGGTTACGGCTACGGCAAACACGATAGGGGAGTACTTTCATACTTTAACGGCTGTATGGTCTTTAAAGCAGAATCATTTTTACGTACTTACGATAAAGCAAAACACGGATATAGTTTTTATAGATAAAGTATTCTGTACTAATCAATCTATACCTACCTTTAGCGTAAATACAGGGCAATACACTACGAATAGTTCAAATAACGATTTCATCTTATATGAGTAATATACACGTTTTGAAACTGGCGCAATACGAAGCACCAGTAATTGAAGAAAGCAAAAAGAACGAATGGGTAACTTATGGGGAGAATAATTCTTATTATTCGTTCCTTATGGATCGTTATAAAAACTCCACAACGAACAACGCTATTATAAACAACATCTCACGTTTAGTTTACGGAAAGGGGTTGAGTGCTACGGACGCAAACAAGAAGCCTAACGACTATGCACAGATGATGGCTATGCTTTCGGCTGAGGATTTAAGAAAGGTAGTTTTAGACTTTGAGATGTTAGGACAAGCAGCGTTTCAGGTTCACTATTCTAAAGACAGAAGCAAAGTACAGAAGCTTTATCATATACCTGTACATTTGTTAGCGCCTGAAAAGTGTAATAAAGACGGACAGATAGAAGCTTATTACTATTCTAACAACTGGGAAGATACACGTAATTACGCACCTGAGAGAATACCAGCTTTTGGGTTTGGAAACGAGCAAATAGAAATACTTTTCGTTCAGCCTTATTCAGTAGGAATGAAATATTTTTCTTATGTAGACTATCAAGGGGGTATACCTTACGCAGTTTTAGAAGAAGAAATTTCGACTTATTTAATCAACGAGGTTCATAGGGGATTTTCGGGACGAAGTGTAATAAATTTCAACAATGGGCAGCCAACTCCTGAACAGCAAGACGAAATTAAAAATAAGGTATTAAGCCAACTTACAGGAACAAACGGACAAAAGGTAATTATATCTTTTAACAGCAATGCAGAAAGCAAAACTACGGTTGACGCTATGCCTGTAAACGATGCTCCTGAACTTTACCAAACATTGAGTGACGAGTGTATGCGTAAAATCATGCTATCGCATAACGTTACTTCTCCGCTTCTTTTCGGTATTGCTTCTTCAAATGGGTTTAGTTCAAATGCAGACGAGTTACAGAATTCTTTTGTGTTGTTTGATAATTTGGTAATTAGACCAAAACAGGAAGTTATTTTATCGGCTATAGATAAAGTATTAGCAATTAATGGAGTTAGTCTTAATCTATTTTTCAGGACTCTTAAACCACTTGAATTTACCGATCTTGAAAACGTACAAACACAAGAACAAGTAGTTCAGGAAACAGGCGTTGAACTAAGCAAGGTAAATACGGATTTAGAAGACATACTTTCTCAAGTAGATGCTAACCAGCTTTCTGAAGAATGAGTATTAGTAGATGAAAGAGAAGCAAACGACCAAGACGAGGAGTTAGATTTAGCTTTAATCAATGCAGAAAACGATTTAGAGCCTAATACAACGCTTCTAAGCCGTTTAATTAACTTGGTGCAAACAGGAAGTCCAAAGCCGAAATTAAAAAGCACACAGGACAAAAAAGTAAACGACTTAAAATACTTTAAGGTACGTTACAAGTATACAGGCAATAAAACACCAGATAGAGATTTTTGTGTAGCTATGATGTCGAAAGAAGAAAGGCTGTTTAGAAAAGAAGATATTGACGAGATGAGCCGTAGAGCAGTTAATCCTGGGTTCGGTGAAGGTGGCGCAAACACGTACGACATTTTCCGCTTTAAAGGTGGTGCAAGATGTCATCACAAATGGAGTAGAGTAACGTATATGCTTGACCTAAACAAAATAGAAGAAGGTTACAAAGAAATAGGAACACGAGCAGCAGAGATAAAAGGCTATAAGGTAACGAATCCTTACGAGGTGAGTATTTACCCTAACAACCTTCCATTGAAAGGATTTAGTCCAAAGAATAAGAATTTACCTTCAGACGCAAAATAATGGCAGAAGCATTACTTATAACAAGAACAGACGTTGTAAAGTTTACAGCCACAAATGGCAATGTAGACACGGACAAGTTCATCCAGTTCATTAAGATAGCGCAAGATGTACACGTTCAGGCTATTTTAGGAACAGACCTTTTGAATAAGATCAAAGCGGACATTGTAGCAAGTACGTTAGCGAATCCTTATTTAGCTTTGCTTACTGACTATATTAAGCCGATGCTTATACATTGGGCTATGGTTGAGTATTTACCTTTCGCAGCTTACACTATTGCGAATAAAGGGGTGTATAAACACGAATCCGAAAACTCGCAGACAGTAGATAAAAACGAAGTAGATTTCTTAGTTGAAAAGGAAAGGCAGATAGCACAACATTATACACAACGTTTTGTTGATTATATGAGTTTTAACAACGCTTCCTTTCCTGAATACAATACTAACTCAAATGGGGATATGTACCCAAGAACGGATAATAACTTTATAGGCTGGGTTCTTTGATATGGAAAAGAAAAAGTACAAAGTGAAAGACAACAATATAACTAAGTTAAAGTTATATTTAAAAAAACAAGAAGATGCCGAACGACATAGGCTGGGGCAGCGCAGTAAGTAATTTAATTGGATGGGGTAAGCCTTCAGAAGATGGAGACAACCTTATTAACGAAGCTACTACTGATTTACTTGAAACTGAAAGTGACGAGTTTCTATTGAGCGAAGTTACAAGCGTTGACATTGCTGGATGGGGCGAAGCATACGATTATTCATATTGGGGCGATACAGTTCCGGAACGATAAATAAAAAAAAATGGCAGAAAAGAAGTTTTCACAATTAACGGCTAAAGGCGCAGCTTTAGCAGCGACTGACTTAGTAGCAATTTCTGAGGATGCTGGTGGTGGTTCTTACACGAGTAAGAGCGTAACAGGGGCAAATATCAGAACTTACGCACAAACAGGATTACCTACAGAAATACAAGTAGCTGCATCAGATGAAAGTACGGCATTAACAACAGGATCTGCAAAGGTTACATTTAGAATGCCATACGCAATGACATTGACTGCTGTTCGTGCTTCACTTTCCACAGCTCAGGCATCAGGTTCAATCTTTACAGTTGATGTCAACGAGGGTGGTACAACTATCTTATCTACAAAGTTAACAATAGACAATACTGAGAAGACAAGCACAACGGCTGCAACGGCTGCTGTAATTTCAGATAGTGCTTTGGCTGACGATGCAGAGATCACTATCGACATTGATCAGATTGGTGATGGAACTGCAAAAGGTTTGAAAGTTACTTTGATAGGAACAAGAGCGTAAGTTATGGGGATGATAATAAATCCATATGTTTTTGCTGCTGCTTATGATGCAGACGCTCAAGCATTCTTCACAGCTGCTTCAATAACTGACACGACACAAAAAGATGCAGTTAATCAGTTGGTGCTTGACTTGAAGAGTTATAGCATTTGGACAAAGATGAAAGCTTTGTATCCGTTTGTAGGTGGAACGGCAACAAAGCATTCTTACAATCTTGCCAATCCAGCAA